CACCACCCGGTAGCCAACAGCAATTCCGCTAACTGGCGGCGGACGCTGTTGCTTCCGTAGGGTTTGCGTGGGCAGTCTCCACTACCTCAAAATCCTCAACGGACACAAGCCAAGTGTCATAGTCGCGACCTTCACGCTTATTGACGTTGAGCTGATGCCACGCCATAAACATGATGTCATCAATACCGATACCAGCCTGCAGATCGCTGGCGCGGCGCTTGAACTTGCGTTCCCACGCAGCAGCCGTAGCGATTGTCGTTGTGACTTGCTCTGTAACCAATTCCGCTGCTGGTGTCTTGAATGACACCTTGATGGTTAGTTTCACGCCGTGGTGTCCTCTACGAGCACGCCACCAGTAATGGTGATTTCCACTTCGGACAGTTCACCGACCGAGCCGTTCACGAGATCGAGCGACTCAAGGTATCCGCCAGTGATTTGGAACTCTGGGTTGGTTGCCGAGATTGCAGCCGAAGTTGGCTTTACTGCGACGTACACGTTGGTGCCGACAAGTGCGGTGAGGTCAACGTAAGTGCCAGGCGTTGCTGAGTACTCCATGAGCAATGTGGCGGTCACGGTCACGTTGGTGAGGCCACCGACGAACTGGCGGCCTGTGTTGCCGAACGAAGTGGAGTCAAGCGCTTCGCGCGACTTGGTGATGACCACAGACTTGCACTGATCGGTCAGGTCTTTGATTCCGGCAAGGTTGACACCGATGCCGAATGTTGGGGAAGCCAGGTAAGTGGTTGCGTTAGCCATGTAGCGAATCTCCTCTACGTCGAGGGTCGCTGCTTACCCGTAGGGCAGTCTAGTAGCCCTAGGGGCTTACTTTGGTGCGTATTGTCAGCTCGTAGGCAGGGTAGTCAGCGCCACCGTACGACACGGTGGTAGGGCGTGCATCCGTCAAGCCGATTTGTGCAGCGCGAATTAAATCAATGTTGTCCAGCAGGCTGTCAAGCGTCCTGTTGTCCCCGGTGCCCAGGGCAGTCATTACGACGCGAAATTCCATGTCAGCGACCACGTTGGTTGCCATCATGATGGTTGGTGCCTCAACTAATGCGCATGGTGGGTTTATGTTGCGCGGATCATCAAACACACGCAGCCCGGTAATCGTCTGCAGTTTGGTGACCAGTTGGTCGTAACCATCCTTGAACATGTTTGCCATGTCAGGCCACCTGTGGCTTATTGACTCCGAGCAAACGCAGGATTTGACCGTAGTTGCCTGTGACCGGGCCACCTGTGGCTAGTGGGTCAAACGACGCAAACGCTTCTGTGGAGCCGCGTTCACGGTAAAGGATTGCCGCGTACTGGACGGTGCCGAGTTTGACAGCGCCATCAGGCACAGTGGTCGGTGAATCAAAATACCCGGACTCCTCACGCTTGCGATACGCAAATTGGTTCGCTGCGCTAACAGCCATGTTGGCTACGTCAAGGTCAGCACTCGGGTTGGTAAACGTGAAGCCGAGGTAATCCTCAACATCGCCCAGGACAATCCACGAGCATGTCACCGAATAGGTGCATGTGCCGGTGGCGGCTGCTCGATCAGCGTCATCCGTGGTCAGTGCAAACAGCACTTGATTCGGGATGATGGTGTCAGTGTCGTACTGGTAATCGCCTTGTTGCGATACGCCAATGAAGTAGTACTCGGGCAACGCCAGAATCTTGTGTGTGCCATTCCACGTCGCATTGATGCCAGACAGCGTGATTGACTGGCCTACCTCAAAGCTGTGGTTCTCCAGCAACTGAACGACGGCAACATTACTAACTACCTGTTTATGGGTGAGTGAGTAAGTTGCCACCGTTCAGTGTCACCTGGAGGGAGTGAACTTAGGCGATTTCAACGAACTTGCTGGCATCGAGCATCAAGGTCGCAAGGTATCCGCGGAACTTGATGATGCGTGACAGCGAGCCATCGGTGGCTTCGACTTGGATTGCACCCTTTTGCTGTTCGTAGATCTCAAAGCCATCGGCGGCACCGATTGCGAGGAAGTCGCTCTCGTATGGGCACACCACGACTGAGAGGCCAAATGCGTTGGCTGACAGCGTGCCGGGGGCGACGTTGCCGAATGCGTTCATTGGGCCGACCTGTGGGAACAGTGGACGGTCAGCGGTGTCGCTGAGCTGTCCGAGTGCACCCCAGAACGAAGGCGATGCGAAAAGGTGGGTTGGCAAGTGCGTGCTTGCGTTGAGGATGGTCTGCGACGCGCCGTAGATCCATTCTGCCCAAGCAGCCGGGTCGGTGACATCAAAGGCGGCGCGGGTCGTGGTGATGCCGGACTTCAGCGCAGCCTCAACTGCATCTTCGGTCTGCTTGGCGTATTCACGCGCCATGTCGTCAACGAGTGCACCCAAGACTTCGGGTTCGCTCCAGTCGATGTCCTCCTCGGACAACTTGACGTAGCCGCCGTACACAGCCTTGGTGACGTTTTCCTTGGCAACGACAAACGTGCCTGCATCAAGCGGCTGGTTTTCGCCATTGCTCAAACCAATCGTGGTGTGCGTGGTCACCTTGGGGCGCGAGAACACTTTGCCGCCACCGGGCATTGCGCGAGCACCGATTGCATCGATGACTGGGCGACGACCAATCAGGTTGTTGTACACCGGGCCAAGAATTGGCGTTGGCAAGAGGCCGGGCGTGTCGGTCGTGACAACATCAGGCGCAGCAGCCTTCAGATTGGCGAGGAACTCAGCGGCAACTGCGCCACCCTGGCACAGCTTGCTGATGTATTCGCCAGCGGTTGGCATGACGAATTCTTTCTTTGGTGCAGCAAACAGCATTTGTGGTGCTGGTGCTGGTGCTTCTACGGATGCTTCGACCTTGACTTCAGACATTGTGGTTGTCTCCTCTTGTGGTTTGGTCGCTGCAACCTCTGTAATCATAGCACCCTTGAAAGCAGGCGCAGTCACAAGTGACAGCTCTACCCAGTTTGCCTTTTTGATGACCATGGTGCCGTTGTCGTCGTAGGAAGCGTCAACTACGTCAACGCCTACCGATACCGAGTCAACTGCCTCGTCTTTGATCAGCTCGAGCATGTCATTGCCTTCGCTCGTGGCGCTGATTCGGGCCGTAAAGAGCATGCCTTCCTCAGAATCAAGCCGCCCAGTAACCACGCCTACTGGCTGCTCGGAGTCGTGGTACTTGAGCAGCTTGGGCTTTTTGCCAGTGATTGGCAGTGAGCCGCGCTCAAAGCGGACGCGAGTTCCGTCGCTGACAATGGCTTCGGTGTTCCAAGGTACGGCAACGCCAGAGATTGAGCGTGGTGATTCGCCATCCTCAGCCAGGACAAATGTGTTTTGTGCAGTTAGGCGAATCATGATGCCTCGCTTTCGTCGTTAGAGGGTAGCCCCCGAGCAGGTGCAGCGTCGTCCTGCTCGGAGGACATTTCGTATTCCTCCAGGTATGTCTCAATGTCCAAATAAATGTAACGGCCTCGTGGCGTGATGTTGTTCATGCTCAACGTCTGCTCGATGCAATCAATAAATGGCTTTGCACCAAATAGGTAAAGGTCTTGGCGTGCCTGTTGCGCGTTTTGATAGGTCATGCCGGAGCCGCTTGGCGCACCCACCAGGTAAGGCGGAATGTTGGCGATGCGTGCCATCTCCAACGCCTGATAGGTGCGTGCCTCAGTCAACTGCAACTTGCTCGGATCCATGTAAGACTCTTTCCAGTCCACGTACTGGTTCAACGCAGCAATCGCATTGTTGTTTCGTGCAGCTGCAAAGCCAGCCGCAAGTTCGGACAATTCCTCGGCGCTCAATGGCTCGCCTTCGGTCTGCTTGAGCACGCCTGCTGGGGTTTGATTTTTGGCAAATCGCTCGGCGCTGGTGTCAAGGTTGATGTTGGTGCGAATTGATCGCGCGCCCATGGTGAGCAAGCCTTGGATTGGGCTGAGAAATTGCACGACATCGTTGGGGTCAAGCTTGTAGCCGTTGAAGTACACCTCTTTGCTGGGGCCGAACCATTGTGGGCCGGCTTGGTCGCGTGTTTGTACGTCAGCTGCTGGAATCCACGTAAAGGTTGCTGGGAAGCCGTTACCGAAGCGGCTGGTCACAATCCAGAAGGCGCGTCCGTAGAACAGCAGGTCATCAGTTGTCCACGACATGATGAAGTTGCGTGTCACGTTGGGGTCGGGCTGGTGGAACCACGTATCATCAGGCAGGTCAATTTCCTCGTAGTCGTCATCCATCCACTGCTTGGCGTACTGATGAATTTCAAGGCAGCCAACCATCGAGCAAATCAAGTCACGTGCCCGGCTGATAGTGGGAATCTGGATGGCAGCCGACCTATTGAAGTCGGTCGTGTAGGTGATGAAGTTGCCGACTAGCGGATTGCCAGCAGCGCCAGCTGCACCTATCTGTGCGTTTGTGTTGTTAGCGACTGCGCGCTTCAGTGAGAATGCCATCGTGGCATCAGTCTAGGCACTCGAAGCAATCATGGGTCGGTTCACCATTGGACGCGGCTTAGCGCACATACCAACAGCCCACACAAGACACCGGGCTAACTCAATCGGGCCACTTGATTTTTGTGATGACAACGCAATAGCGCCAGGAGTTTTGACCGCAACAGCACGACCAACATGCTCAGCCAACATCGTCTCACCAGTGTGATTGACGCGGCCCTCATTAATCAGGTTCTTGACCATTGACGTATAGCGGCCTATCTCCTGATAGCCGACCAGCACCCTGCGACGTTGCAGATCGGAGGGGCAATTGGTGTCCAGTGTCGGCGTGATAGCAACTTGCAAGCCTGAGTTGAAGGCCAACTGGGCACGAATGTTATCCCATACCTGTGTCACGGTTTCGCACATGAATGCGACAGTCACACAAAGTATCCCAGCAGTATTCGCGTTCACACGTACCGCCACGTACCTGCCATCGTCGAGCGATACTTCTACGGCGAGCACGCCACCGGGCAACGGTGGCAAATCGGTACGCAACGACTCCCACTTGCCAGGCTGTAGCCACGACAGCTCTGATTGCACCCATAAGTTCACGCTAGATCGCAGGAAGCCTGCACGATTGGGGCCTTTGGATTCAGCTTGGACGGTACGAATGTCAAGCGTGTGCCCGAGCGCCGGGTTGGCGTACTCCCAAGCTGCTTCGCTCATCGGGTCAAGGTCAGGAGGTGGGCTGTACTCCGCTAGGTACACAGAATTCGTGACTTCGCCTGAGTCAATGGCACGTATGCCCTGCTCACGCCAACGCAACATCGCAATTGAGTCCTCGGTGCCAGCCGTTGACCACATCGAGCACAATGGGTTAGGTCTGGCACGCTGAGTCGGCAGCAAGCCGATGTCAAGTGTCTCAGAATCAATGCCAAACACTTCGTCAGCAATAATCAGGTCAACGCTCATACCGTGACCGCTTGATGGCCTAGCGGCTTTGACATACCAGCGCGAGTCACCGACCTTGATGCTGTTACGACCATACGCCCACACCGCTTTGACACCGAACTTGGCTTCAATGACCGGGGCAAGGTCTTGGAATAAGGCTGTTGCTAGATCAAGTCTGTGGGCTGTAGTGAGGATGGTTTGAGGCCCGACCTGCGTAGCGTGCTGTGTCAGCCACCAGCCGAGCAGCGCCTTGAGCGCTACGGTCTTTCCGTTTTGTCGAGCGACGGACACAAGCGATACGTGGTTGAGGAACTGCCCTTGGGCATCCACGGCAAGTTGACCGTTGAGAACATGCCTCTGCCAGGGCATGAGTTCCACTCCGAGAATGCGCTCAGCCCAATCTGCAACTTCCGGGCCGTAACTCCCGGCTGCATTAGTAATGACGGTTTCAATTCGCGGCAAGTCATGACCTTTTCCTTTCCGTTCAATGACCTTTCCTTGGGATAAGGAAAGAGA